AGTAACTTCTACTCTTCTGTTGACGCTTAAATTTACCGAATAACGTTTCACGCTCATACCCCTACCCTCCCCCAAACCATCAATACTCGCTTCATCGCCGCGCTATTGCGGCATTCCTGAAATATTCCGTTGGTGCAGCTGCGCGCGGTGCCGTCGTGCTCTTCCGGCGTCGCCAGGCGATAAGTCACCGTTCGCCAGACCTTGCTCACCCGGACAATCTTGCGGGCCCTCTCCAGATCGATGGCGTTCTTCGTGATGCAGTTGATGGTCATGCCGCACTCTGTGGCCACATCCTTCGCAGTGAAGGTGCGGTGCGTTTCGAGATAACGCAGAATTGCCTGTTTGCCTTTCATCAGAAGCCCCCTTTCTTTTTCGGCTGCTGCTCGCGCCCGCGGCGTTCTGCGGCGGCGGCCTGCTGGTCTGTGTCGTAAATTGCCCCGTTGATCTGGTTGCAATAAACCGTACCGGTACTGCCATGGCGGTTGAGCCGCAGGATTAACTCAGTTTCGCCCGGCGGCACGCTTTCATCGAAAGCACCTTCCCGGTGGATACCAACCCAGTAGTCGCAGTCCTGCTCAATCTGTCCTGTGTCGCGGGAATCGCTCGGTAACGGGCGTTTATTCACTCGCTTCTCCAGTTCGCGGTTGAGCTGAGTCAGCAGTACGACGACGCAGCCAAGCTCTTTAGCGAGGTTCTTCAACCCTTTGGTGATCATCCCGTAGGCAAGGTCATTACGGTCGGCTTTTTCGGCGGTCATCAGAGTCAGGTAGTCAACCAAAATCATTCCTACGCAGCCCTTCTCGCGCTTGATTCGGCGGCTTTCGCTAACGATGTGCGCCAGTGACAGGCCAGGAGTATCGTCGATGTACAGCATGTCGATTTCACTCAATCGCCCGGCGGTGGCGATCGCCTTCTTAAAGTCGCCGTCGTAATCGCCCTGGTACTGGTCATCGGCGTCATCCGTGGCTGGCATGTAAAAAATGCTCGGGTTAACTCCAGACTTCTGACCAACCAGTTTTTCGAGGATCTGGTCGCCCGGCATTTCGAGGCTGAACATCAGCGCTGGCTTTTTCTCACGAACCGCGCAGTTGATCGCCATCTGCCCGTACAAGGTTGTCTTGCCCATCTTTGGCCTTGCGCCAATTACGAACAGAGACCCTTTAACCAGACCTTTCGGCGCCAGCAGTCGGTCGAGCGACGGGATACCGGTACTCATTCCGCGCTGTTCGCCTGAAGGGTCAAATCGTTTCTCCAGATCCGCTACCCAGTCATCCATAACCTCGCCGAATGAACGCAAACCACGGCGGCTGCCGGTTTTTGAATGGTCTGCGAGCTGGGTGAAAATACCCTGAATGGCCTCGTACTTCTGCGTGGCGCTCATGCCGTTGCGGGAATACAGCAGCTCAGTAGCTTCGGTCAGTCGGCTGATGCCATAGCGCTCCATTGCGGCTTCGCGGACTGATGCAGCGTATGCCACGATGTTTGCAGCACTGGGAGTGTTCTTGGCGATCTCCGCAAGGTAAGCAAAGCCACCTACCTGCTCCGCGAGCCCCTTTCCTTCGAGCGCGTCGAACAATGTCAGACCATCGACTGGCTTGTTGTCGCGGAACATCTGGCGCATCTCGGCAAAAATCAGCTGGTGAGGTCGGCTGTAGAACGACTCAGGCTTGAGCATCGCCAGAACCTTCTGGACTCGCTCGCTGTTGTCATCATCCAGCAGCAGGCCACCGATAACGCTCTGCTCTGCTTCGAGGTTTTGTGGTACGTCCATGAAATCAGCGGTCATCACGATCCCCCTCGCGCACTTCGATGTAGAGCTTTTCGGTCAGGAACTTATCGAATTTCATGCGGCGCCAGGTCTTCCCGGATTTCTGGTCTGGTCGGTCTTCAAGCATCCATCGGCAGTTCTGAGCGATGTAACGCAGATAACTTCTGAAACCGTCCATGTCCATCGGCTTGCCGTCCAGGTTGCGGGCAATTTTGTTAGCCTTACCCCAGAATGTGCGGATCAGATTGCGTCGCTCATCAGTGAGGCATCTCCATCCCCTGGCTTCAGGCAGTTCGTCTTTCAGGCATTGCCACACTTCATCGCATGACAAACGAGACTTTTTCTCTTCAGCGGGTTTCTGGTCATTTGCGACATACTTACTACCGTTAGGTAGTAAGTTATTTAATATATTGTTATCTGTGGACACTGGCTGGACATCGGCTGGACACTCCACCTCCACAGGCATTGATATAACTGCGTTTGCGCTGGACACCGGCTGGACATCGGCTGGACAAAAATTTGACTGATATTCGTCATATTTGACCACTTTTAGAACAGTAAAACGGTTGTTAGATTTGGTGGTGATCATGCCCAGGTTCTGGAATTTACGGAGCAGTGATTTAACGCGATCAGCGGTCAAACCCGTTTCCATTGCCAGCGTATTACGACCGGTAATGAACTCTCCGCGCTCGCAGATCACATCGCCAACATCAGTAGATACCAGTGTCTGTTCGTGATTAGCGCGCAGGAGCAGGTGAACCCATAAATGAGCCGCCTCAGCGTCCTTGTAGAACGGCACATCCATAATTTTACGGTGCAGCAAGGCAAACCCCTTACCGTCATTCGTGCGCGGTTTCTGGAGCCTTCTGGCCTCTCTGGCTTCGGCTAAATTGGATACGTTACCCACGGCCACTCTCCTTACGTTTCAGTTCTTCCAGGATGGCGCGCATCTTCTCTGCCACAATCGGATTAACCGAGCGGATGAAGCGGTCGCGGGTTATGTTTTTATGTACAGCGGTATGGTAATAGCGTGGATTTTTTGCCATTATTCCTCCTGCAACTACTGTCGTTTTTGCACCTGAAAGCCGTTGGTGTTACAGCACCGCGGCTTTCTCTCCAATCCCAATAAATCCTTCATGCCTTGTCCTTTTGGCTTCCAGATAGCATTCAATTGCATCCTGTTTTTCTATGAACTCTCCCAGCTGAACCATCCTCCCATTCACTGAAATTCGAGCAGCCCATTTACGATTAGCTTTGACATACAAGACCCCGGGATGCCCGCTGGTGTTGTGCTTTGGTATTCTGGAGTTCTGCATATTTACCGCATGAGAAACCAGGCGAAGATTTACCCATCTGTTGTCCGCTCGATCACCATTGATATGGTCGACCTCTAAATCGGCCGGAGGTAATTTTCCCGTCATGAAAAAGAAAGCTAATCTGTGGGCCTGAAAACACATGCCGAATAGCGCGATACGCACATAACCCTGCTTATTCACGGTCCCAGCAACCTCACCTACTTTCGAACGGTTATTGGTTGACTTAACCCTGATGAATGCACCGGTATCAGGCTCATAGGTTAAAAAATCAGGGATTTTCCTCAGATTTTGCTCTGAAAAATTTTTAATCTCGTTCATGCTTCAAAATCTCCCTTCACTCCATCCCTGTTCGAAATCAGGATGGCCAGCAGCAGCGACATGTTCGGTACCAGGTTTTCCCGCCACCGGCTGACTGTGGATTTGTTGATGCAAGCTACTTCGGCTATCCGGGCGGTACCCAGATCAGCGATTTGACGCTGCACCCAACTCTCAATTCGTCGTGCCTCCGCTTTGTTGCGTGTCGTTAAGGTTTCCATTTGCGATACTTCCTCTGAATTAATTGGTTATGGCCGCCGGTCAGGCGGCTGTGTTATTCGCCCCGAGTAACTGGGCGAGATCTGGACGGATATCTGCTGGCTTAACTTTGCCGTTGGTTGCAGTGACAATCTTCATTACGTAGCGGGCATCAATGCCGCCGCCGTGCAACCAGCGCCATACCGTCGGCTGAGCAACGCCGCAAAGGTCGGCTAATTTCTTCTGGCTACCAGCGATATCAATGGCGCGCTGGATTGTTTTGTTCGTCATCTTCCAATTCCTATGAGTATTGGTGTGAATTGATAATAGCAATGCGTATTGATTTAGGCAATAGCTAAACGTGTTTTGACCATCAATACGCAAGCGTATAAATTAAAACTCATGAAAAAAGAAACTCTTGCAGAACGCCTGAATCAGGCGATGGAACTATCTGGCATGTCTCAGGGCGCTTTAGCTAAAGCGTCTGGCGTTGCTCAGCCCACCATCTGGAGGCTGACCAGTGGCAATGCCCGAGGCTCAACTAAAATCGTTGAGATCGCCAATGCGCTTGGCGTTCGCACTGAGTGGCTTTCAACCGGAGTTGGCCCAATGCGTGAAGATGGTCAAATGCCCGCAATTTCGCAGCCGAAAACAGAGCTGGCCCCTACTGACACATTCCGCATTGAGGCGCTAGACTTTTACGTAAGCGCCGGGCCAGGAGCCATCAACAGCGAATTTGTAGAGGTGCTTAGATCCGTGGAATACTCAGTGGAAGATGCTCGTCGGATGTTTAATGGCAGGAAGGCTGAGCAGATCAGAATCATTAATGTTCGCGGAGACAGCATGTCCGGGACCATTGAACCAGGCGACTTATTGTTCGTCGACATCAGCGTCCAACATTTTGATGGTGACGGGATCTACGCCTTTATCTACGACGATACTTCCCACGTTAAACGCCTCCAGAAGATGAAAGATAAGCTGTTGGTCATCTCCGACAATCAGACTTATCGCCCGTGGGAGCCAATCGAAAAAGAAGAAATGAACAGGATACTCGTATTCGGCAAGGTGATTGGTAGCATGCCTCAGACATACAGAAAACACGGTTAACAAACCCAGCTATGAATCAAGCCCAGCCATAGTGCTGGGTTTTTTATTGCCCGCAGCCAGCCCATTCGTCACAGCAATACCCGCCGCAGTAAAAAAACGATATGAATCTCAATCCCGCGAAAAAATATCCAAATAAATTCCTTTAGCTATCAACGCATTAATAGCAATTGCTATTATTTAATATCAATACGTATTGCTATAAACAATACTCATCGCTATTATCATTCCATCGAAACGAAACATCGACAGCTGAGCGAAGTTAGCCAGCGGCGGACAGCAAGTCGCCTGCTCATTAAGAATTCAGTCAAGCAGCAAATCACCCGGAGCGCTCCTGGCAAATTGAAATGGCGCCCAATGGGATTGAGGCAGGTGTGTAACGCGTGGCGGGTATAGCACACGAAGAGGACTCCGCACCGGAATGGTTTGCTGCTCAGTTCCCGAACATCGGGGAATCTTTACCAGCAGCTCTTTGCGAGGGGCTGACGGTAAACAAACAGAGGGGTGTGTATGGCAGATAAAAAAACGGCGCCACTACTGCTTAACGTAGACGCCAGCGAGGTGCTTACTCAGACCGGGGAGCTTTTAAAGCTATTAGAACTTCCAGCCAGTTCCTTTCAGGGAATTCCTGAGCATATCGTCGAGCTGTTTTTTGACCGTGTCCGTGGCCTGATTGACAACATCGTCCTTAGTGATTTCGCGACCACAGTCAGCACAACTGACGCCGGTGAAATTTGTCTCAAAGTCAAAATCATCGGGCTGGTTGAACATCTCACTTCCACAGTCAGGGCACACGGTCCGCATGGTTTGCATGAATATATCCTTTCTACTGTTGGGGAGATTAAAGAGTAAGCGATTTCTTGCTGTTGGGGAATAGCGGGAAAGCGCGCGCCGGGCGCGGATAAATATCCCGGCACTAACTGGAATGTTTTGGGATTGGATGAATGCGCAGGCTGATGCGCAACGAAGCGGAAGTAGTGTGGGATTTATCGGCAGAACCGAATCTACATGCCGGAGATCAGCGCCGGCCATCCAATCACCAAAGCATTTCGAAAGTTCCTGGCTAGCCGCTGCCACCCTTTTCGACGCGGCGCACCGTATCGGAGGAGTTATGTAACAGGTAACAGTGACGACTGAAAACCAACATTCAGCCCCGGATTATGCCGGGGCACACCGTGGGATGTTTTGGGGTGTGGCAAGCAAGAATGGGTAAACGTGAAGAAGCCCTGACTTGTGCGGCTGGTTACCGCCCACACCACCAAAGCATTTCTATTCATCAACCCACGCAACAAAGGAGCTTCTATGCGACGGCAAAGCTATATCGCTCACAAATAATCGGTACCACAAATGCTTTCGGAAACCCCGGCGATGTCGGGGTTTTTGGTGAGTGCTTTGGGTTGGCAGACGGTTATCAGCTAGTTGGTGAGGTAATGGCTCACCAAGGCGACGACGACCTTCCCCGCTTCATTGTGGGGAGCCAGCGCCAAAGCATTTCTCCCGCATCAGCGGGTAACGACAGAGGGTAAGTCAATGATTCGTCTTAACAACGAAATTAAAAATCAGCTATGCCATAACCTGCTTCTCGCATCCCCATTGTTTGAGAAAGCGAAAGCTGCGGTTAATGAGAGGGCGAAAATTGTTGAAGAAATTCGACAGGCATTGCTCAAGCAGGAAAACACTAGCGATGAGCAAATAACTAAGGCTCGGGAAGATTTCAAAGATAACTCCTTCATCAAGATGCAGGTCGGCGCTAAAAATGCAACTTTAAAGGTCATTATTAATGGTGAGTATCACGAATTAGCCAGGAACGGTTTGGATCATCGCTATCGCCACCGTGGAAAACATATTGGTAAGCACGATCTTGAAAGCGACCTGTTCTTCGGAGCTTCCTTCGCGCCTGTAATTGATTCGGGTTTCGTTCCTGAAAGTTACAGCACGCTGAAGAAAGTTGGAAAATTACACGACCGACTCACTGAATCGACGGTAACCATCAACGTTCTTTACGATGAAGTTGATGCCTTCCAATTGCAGGTTAAAGGTGCTCTAACCAAAGTCTCAACTGTTAAAAAACTGGCTGAGATGTGGCCTGAGGTGGAACGCCGTGAAGCGACCAGCACCGCACTTGCCATTCCCGTTGAAACGCTAAACGCCCTTTGCGGCATACCAAAGAATGAATGACCCGCTCCGGCGGGTTTTTTATCGGCCATACATAGGCAGATTTTCGAGTCTGCCCATTTATGACAACCGGTGGCCATCCACCGCCGAAATTGTCTGAATGTGGCAAGCTTGCGCAGAAGAGTCATGTTCTTGTTCCGCTAGCCGAGTCGTAATTCGNCATAATCAAAGGACAATCACACATGACACAAGGAAAACTATCGTCAGCATACCAAAGGGTTCAAAACAAAGATTTGCACCAGTGCCCGGGATTTACCAGTTTTGCGATTGGCGAGAAACTTACCACCCACGAAGGGAAGGTTTGAGGCCTGCGGGTTCTGGATNCCNTGCGTGTGAGTGTCCATTTGATGTGTTTGGATATTACCCTCCGGCAGATAGCCGATTTGCAGAAACCATTTCATTCGGCGTAACTGATCGCGAAGAAGATGGTGATACAAAAATAGCCAGCGCCAGCATCACTATTAAAGCTGAACTGACGCTACCTCAATTCATTCAGCGTGGTATCGACTGGATTTGGAGCAAGATTGATAAATCGCTAGAGCAGCAGATCATGTCTGGCTACCGGTCAGCGGCAACCAACACTGGCAACCAGTCAGCGGCAACCAACACTGGCAACCAGTCAGCGGCAACCAACACTGGCAACCAGTCAGCGGCAACCAGTGCCTGCTAGGTAAAAGGCGTGTGAAAGTCAACCTTTTTGACTAACTCGTACATACGAGACTGGATGAGGACCGTTGGCGCTTAAGGGTAAAGCTTGCGGAATTAAATTTGCCGGACAGCACGTTTTTTTTACGCCGTGAGACACGCAGTCCTTAAAAGCTTTTCTTCACAGGCGTTTACTCGGTAGCCTAGAAGTCGGAAACTTCAAGCGGACGCGGTGTTATTTTGGCTTTATAAAGTGCAGGGTTTGCGTAGTGTTTAAAAGTCCACTTTCTTTTTGTAGAAGCAATGGTCGCGGTGCGTTTCCGGCTTTTGAATCGAGCCCGATATTTGCTGTTCGGGGAAAAAGAAAACCGATACGGGTAAGGGCGGTGGTATATTTGGTGGCCGCCGGTAAGACGAAACGCAAAGTCTCGATAAATTGGGGTTTAACGTACGAGTGGAGGCGGCGACTTAACACTTCCTGGAAAACGGGTAGCCCTCTCATGTAAGTTCAGTTGCGTCAGGTTCGAACTCCGCCTATTAAAGAACGTTAGGGCCACACCATCTAATGTGGGTAAATAACGGCGGAGGACTTACTGACGACTCGGCGCCTATCGCAAGCCGGGAAGGTGACGTAAACGTTAGTAACGGCCCGCAGTCTGCGTCGACCCCTTAGTTAACCACAACAAGGCATCAACGACGTTTTAAGTACTTAAAAGGTGGAAGGTGTTTTTTGAGCGGCAAGAAGTCTGAGTTTTGACTAAGGTTCCGTAGAACGAAAATAAACGGCAATAAGAGGCTGGAAAACTGACCGCCGCGTTATTACTTTAAATCAAGGTGGTTAGAAGGTCAGCGCTATCCGTCTCCTGTTAACGCGATGGATCGACGTGCGAGTGCGCGAAAATGGGAAGTTTACGGGCCTTGCGGCGGACGGAATGCCTAACACTAAGGTCGTTCGGGAGACGGCGTCCCCCCCCCCCACGTGACGCAACGCGGGTCAACAACCCCAAACGGGCGAATGACAAACGGTCACACAACAAACGGGCGACTGACCAACGGTCACCAACCAACGGGCTGACTTGACCAACGGTCACAACCCATACGGGCGACTGACCGAACGGTTCACGAACGCAAACGCGACCGTTTGACCCAACGGGCACGAAACGCAAAACGGCGACGTTGACCCAACGGGTCACAACCAACGGGCGACTTGACCAAACGGTCAACAACCAACGGCTGGGACTTGACAAACGGTCAACAAAGCCAAACGGGCGACTGGACCAAAGGTCACAACCAACGGCCGACTGACAAACGGTCAAANCGAACGTGAGTTGGACTATGGTTCGAGGACCGAAAATACCGCAAATAGAGGCTGAACGACCGCGCTTAATACTTTAAAATTCAAGTCGGTAGAAGTAGCGCATCCGTCTCTGTTAACGCGAATGTCGGAACTGGTCGCGCGAAAATGAAACGTTACGGCTTTGCGCGACGATGCCTAACACTAAGCCGTCTTCGAGACGGCGACTGACCAACGCGTCAACAACCCAAACGGCTAACTGACCAACGGGTCACAACCAAAACCGCGACCTGGACCAAAACGCGTCACCAACCAAAAAAACGGCCGACTGACCAACGATACAACCAAAACGGCCGTACTGACCAGAACGTCAACAACCAACGGCCACTGACCAAACGCACAACCAAAACGTCGACCTGACCAAACGGTCACAACCAACCGGCGAACTGACCAAAAACCGGTCACAAACCAACGCGACTTGACNNATGCTTGGTATCAGTTGAGTGAAGACGGCGAGTTTGTGGAGGTGGATTCATGATTTCACACTACGGAACGACACCAATGATTCGCCAGTGCGTCACGCCCGGCATGATGGCAATGCATGAAGGCCGAACCTATCGCGTCTCAGCAGTCATTCAGGAGCGCAAATGGGTGTATCTACACACCGATGCAGAAATTATCCGCCTCAGTGACTGCGTGATTGATGTACTTCTCGATGGCAAAGGTCTTCCAATTCAGCGCGGAGGTGAGCATGCAATGGGTTAAATACTCTGAACGCAAGCCAGATGCCGCCGGTGTTTATATGTGGCGGATGGGCAGCCGAAAAGTAAAAGGGCTTGTCGTTATAGCCCGAGCTAAGTTTCGCCTTCGTGGCGCTGGTTACGAAGATGTTCTTTCACCTGAATTTGATCGTTGGGACGGATATTCGGTTATTGTGCCAGGCGAACTTCAATGGGCTGAAGATGATGGCTCATTGCCGGACACTTCTTTCGAAAATCTCCCTGACGCAACAGAGTGCCCATTTTGCAAACGACAGCCCGTAATTAAGGCGTTCGAATGGGATCGCGGTTGCAGGATAGGTCCAGAGCCATACATCCTCAATCAGTTCCAACTGAAGTGCTGCGGATGGATCGCTCCTGTTACCTTCGACTCACCAATTTCAGCCATAGAGTCCTGGAACTCAAAACTTTCTAAGTAACCACCCTATTCAACCGAACGGCCTGGCATTACGCGGGCGAGTTCTGCACATCCAAATTTCAGGAGAAACCATGAGCGAAGTAATGGACTTAACTGTCATCGAAATCAAGCCGGAACAGGCCCCAGTGCTTTACGTAGCCGGCGGCCTTGACGCGTACCTTGAGCAAATCCGCCAGGCTGTAAACGAAGTGCCGGACCTGTCCACGAAGAAAGGCCGTGACCGTGTTGCCTCTCTGGCAGCGCAGGTGTCCCGCAGCAAGACGGCAATCGAAAAGCCGGGCCGTGAGTACCTGAAGCGCCTGAAAGAGGCTGTGCGTCCGGCTGAGGCCGAAATTAAGCGATTCGTTGATGCCTGCGACGAGCTGCGCGATGCGACCCGCCGCCCACTCACCGAATGGGAAGCCGAGCAGGAACGCATTAAGGCTGAAGAAGCCATGAACGCGATGCACGCCGAAGCGCTGGAGATGAACATCAGGTTCGATCAGGAGCTGGCTGCCAAGTTCGAAGCGGACCACGAAATGGCTCTACTGATGAACAAGGATTTTGACCGTGACCGCGAAGAGCAGCGCCGTCTGGCGGAACAGGCTCAGCGTGAACGTGATGAGCGGCTGAAACAGGAAGCGGCAGAACAAGCCCGCCGCGATGCCGAAGCGAAGCACAAAGCGGAGATTGAAGCCGAGCGCCTGAAGGCCAAACAGGCCGAAGATGCCCGCCTGGCCGAAGAGAAGCGCCTCGCCGATGAGCAGGCAAAGCGTGAAGCTGACGTTAAGCACCGCAAGACGGTCGGCACCAACATCGTTAACGCGCTCACCAGCCAAACCAGCTTAACCCGCGAGCAGGCTATCGAAGTGCTTACCGCTCTGAAAGATGACCTGATCCCCTGCGCGAAAATCCACTACTGAGGCAACCATGAACGCATACCTCACTTACGACCGCATCGAAGATCGGCGCTGGGTTGAACAGCAGCTCGACGACGAGAAAGAGAAGTGGATCGACGACCGGGCGCAACAAATCATCGACATGATGCCAAAAGAGCCGTCCGGCCTCTTCCACTTCACGGTCCCGATTGACTCCAGCCCATATGAAGGACTGCGCAGCGATGACGCTGGCAAGGCCTACAACGATTTCATTTCGGCAGTTGCTTACGCCCAGGCGGAATACGACTGGGAACACCGTACCGGCTGCCCGTTTTAATTTTTGAGGGGATTAACGATGGCAAACGAATTAACAATCACGGCGAGCGCGCTGCAGGAAAAAGGCATCGACGTCGCTACCTGGAGCGCGCTGAAGAACAGTATCTATCCTGGCGCCAAAGACGAATCGGTAATGATGGCGCTCGATTACTGCCGAGCCCGCCAACTGGATCCGTTGCTGAAGCCTGTCCACCTCGTGCCGATGAGCGTCAAAGACTCGAGAACAGGTAAAAGTGAATGGCGCGACGTCGTCATGCCGGGCATCGGGCTTTACCGCATTCAGGCAGACCGTTCTGGCGATTATGCCGGAGCCCGCGAACCTGAGTTCGGGCCAGACACGACGCAGACGCTTTCTGGTGTCGAGGTTACTTTCCCTCAGTGGTGCAAATACACCGTCTACAAGCGCATGCCCAGCGGGGAGATCGTCGAGTTCAGCGCCAAAGAATATTGGATTGAAAACTACGCCACCGGCGGCCGCGACACCACGGCGCCGAACGCGATGTGGAAAAAGCGCCCATACGGACAGCTGGCGAAATGCGCAGAAGCCCAGGCGCTGCGTAAGGCATGGCCTGAGATTGGACAGCAGCCTACTGCCGAAGAAATGGAAGGGAAATCTCTGGACGTTGATATCCGTGACATCACGCCGCGCAGCACCACAGAATCGCTTCCACCAGCCGCAAGTGAAGAAACGCTTCAGGCGATCACTGATCTCTTAACAGCCCTGGATAAAGACTGGGAGAAAGACTTCCTCCCACTGTGCAGCGACATCTTCAAACGGCAAATTCTTGAGGCGTCAGAACTCACTGAAGAAGAGGCGCAGAAAGGGTTTGGCTTCCTTCAGAAAAGGGCTAAGGCGGCAGCATGACACCAGAAATTATCCATGCCCGGACCGGCATTGACGTAACCACTATTCAACAGGGCGATGAGGCGTGGCACCGGCTGCGCCTCGGCGTTATCACTGCCTCGGAAGTGCACAACGTCATATCCAAGCCACGATCTGGGAAGAAGTGGACAGACATGAAAATGTCCTACTTCCACACGCTGCTTGCCGAGGTATGCACCGGCGTCGCGCCAGAGGTTAACGCGAAGGCTCTGGCCTGGGGCAAGCAGTACGAGGAAGACGCCCGCACCCTTTTCGAGTTCACCACTGACGTGAAAGTCACGGAGTCTCCGATCCTGTTCCGTGACGAGAGCATGCGCACTGCTTGCTCCCCTGACGGCCTTTGCAGTAACGGGTTCGGCCTTGAGCTTAAATGCCCTTTCACCTCCCGCGACTTCATGAAATTCCGCCTTGGCGGTTTCGAAGCCATCAAGTCTGCGTATATGGCCCAGGTGCAGTACAGCATGTGGGTGACCGGGAAAGAAGCCTGGTTCTTTGCCAACTACGACCCGCGCATGAAACGCGAAGGTATTCACCACGTCGTCGTTGAGCGGGATCCGCAGTACATGTCCGACTTCAACGAAATGGTGCCGGAGTTCATCGAGAAGATGGACGAGGCGCTGGCGGAGATCGGCTTCACGTTTGGCGAACAGTGGAGGTAACAATGGGAGCAAATCACTGGCAACCATGGGAAAACCTGTTCCTGCATGAAGTTGCCGGACAGATGCCCGTCTCATTGATTGCCGAAAAACTGGAGAGAAGTGAGCGCGCCGTTTACACACAGGCTGCTCGCCTCGATGTGAAATTCCCAGCCAACACCAACCTAAGGAAGTGGACCAAAGCAGAGTTGTTTCTGTTTGGCCGGTTCTCTCCCGAGGAAATCGCCGCGGCAACCGGCCGATCTATCTACTCCGTGCGCAGCAAGCGCAACTCACTTGCCCGATCGTCAGGAGGTAAAGTCATGCCTGAATGGACTACCGAAGAGCTTGCGCTGCTGTGGCGACACTCAAACGCTGAAGTCGCACAGATTACCGGCCGTAGCATTAAAGAGGTCGGAGATAAGCGGCTGCAAACCAATATTGAGCGTAATGGCTGGGATGTTAACGATCCGGAGCGGGAGGATATATGACGGATTACACCGGCAGCAACACGCCAGCGGATCAGCGCGACCTATGGCGCACTCCACCAGCCATCTTCGCTTCCCTTGATGCTGAGTTCTGNTTNCAGTTGGATGCCGCCGCNGCGNCGCATAACGCGCTNTGCCGGAAGTTCATCACCGCCGAGCAGAACACACTGGAGACGCCCTGGGCTGATTACCTGAATGTTCCCGGCTACGTCTGGCTTAACCCGCCATACAGCAACATTACACCGTTCGTTAAGAAGGCCGCCACCGAAAGCGCAAATCAGATCGGCACGGTCATGCTGGTTCCGGCAGACACTTCGGTTGGCTGGTTTAAGGAGGCTATCCAGACCGCCAGCGAGGTACGTTTCATCACTGCCGGGCGGCTGGCATTCATCAACCCGGTCACCGGTAAGCCGGTAAGCGGAAATAATAAAGGCAGTATGCTCATCATCTGGCGCCCGTACCCGCGCACACACTGCCACTTCGCAACTGTGGATCGGGACGAGTTAATGACTTTCGGGGCGAAACTTCTCGCCCGCCGGGAGGCCGCATGACTCCAGAAACAGACAACGCGATCCGCGCCGCCTGCCGCCTCTGCACCGAGGAAATCCAGCAGGCCATGCGCAAGAAGCCAAAGCCTAACTGGAACGAAACGGTGCCTCCATCATCAACAAGCATCACAAGAAAATTGAAGCTCTGGGAGTTAGCCTCCTGGAGTTCGTCGTATACACAGGGCGGCTTAATCGCCGCTTCGGAGTGGAATCGTGAAAATATACATCGCCGGGCCAATGAGCGGCCTGCCTGATTTTAACCGCGCCGCTTTTAACCATGCGCATGTTTTCCTCGGGTCGAAAGGTCATGTGGTCCTTAATCCCGCACTGCTCCCGGATGGATTAACTCAGGCCGAGTATATGGACATCTGCCTGTCAATGCTTCGCTGTGCTGATGCTGTTTTCATGCTGCGTGGCTGGGAAAAATCTGCAGGCGCCCGCGCGGAGAATGCCCTGGCCGAGAAGCTGGAAATGGAAATTATCTTCCAGGAAGAGGAACGCGCAGCATGAACAGAGCCTCACCAGTTGATTTGAGGAAAAGCCTCGAAATTGCAAACCACCTGGCGCATATCGGGATTCGCTTTGTGCCGATCCCGGTGACGACCGATGAAGAATTCCAGACGCTGGCCGCCGAGTTATCGCGACGGCTTGAGCAGATGGCGGTCGAAGCAAGATGAAAGAGACCTATACGGTGAAAGTGGAAGGCGTGAAGGTCTGGGTTGAGGTGGTGAACCGGAAGGCGAGTTACGTGGCCACGGCAATGACCGGGATGCGGCGACTGCGATACCTACCTGGGCAGGTTTCCTGATAACGAATAATTCTTTGGAAAAAATATTATGAACGAACAACAAAATAATGAACAAATTGCCGAGCCGGGTGCAGTTGAAATGCTATCAAGAGCATCCATCGCAGATGTACTTGCACAGCGTATTACCGTTATGTCTACCAGCCCCAAAATGTTGGAAATCATCGATAAACGGGTAGAGAAATTCCTCGTTGATGTCATCGATGACTCGTTCTCGTCGTGGGGTGACTTCAGCAAAGGCGCGAAAGAAGCCTTTAAAAATGCCCTCCCTGGCAACATTGATAGCGTCATTGATCTGGCCCGCTACAACTCCATGATCGCCGACCGCCTGAGTGCGGTGTTCGCCAGCAGCAATATCACCAACGACATGGTGCAAAAGGCTGAGAAAGCGCTCAAAAATGCGATGGAAGAAGATCTTCTACCGCCAGTAATCAAGCTCAGCGTCCTGCTGGAGGCATTCATTGATGACCACGCTGAGCAGGCTCGTGAGGAAAACTGGGAATTCCCGGACTTCCGGCTCATCGACAGCGAGAGCGTTCTGAGTACGGAGTATAAGCACTTCTATTTCGATAAGAGCAAAGAAGGTTATAGCCGCTATAGCAGCGAACGCAGTAAATATAGCCTGGATAACTGCCTGGACATGCGTGCGATTGAAGGTGAGCAGATCGACGGAGACCAGGTGTTTGAGGTTTACAGCGCCAAGATTGATGACCAGTTCGTGCAGCGCATCGTTAATACCACCGGGCTGCGTTCCAAGTGGGAAAAGATGGTGTTCGCGCTTTATTACGGCCAGTCGAAGATCGTTATCGACTGCGACCCGGATGACTACGGCTACCCGGGATATGACTGAATCATTCAGGAATAACTGATAACGATTTATCAACGTCACAACACCGGCACTTTTATACTCGTGCCGGTTACCTGAGGTGAACCATGTCACAGGTGATTTTTAACAAAGAATGGGTAGTTGAAGCCGAACTAACTTCACTCACAGGTCTGAGTGAACGTCAGATTGAAAAGTATCGCCAGGGTTGCTGGGTAGAGGGTTTGCATTTCAAACGTGTCTCACCAACAGGCGAAAAAACACTCCGGGGCACTACCTGGTATAACCATCCAAAAATAAATCAGCTTATACAGGATTCGTGAAATGGCGGCTTTTCCGACTGGTGTTGAAATCAGAAACAAAAAGATCTGTATCTGGTTCATGTTCAGAGGTAAGCGTTGCCGTGAAATTCTCAAAGGCTGGGCTAATACACCAGCCAATATTAAAAAGGCTGGCAACCTCCGCGCCTTAATTGTCAGCGAGATCAATTTAGGTGAATTTGATTACAACCAGCGTTTTCCCTCATCAGACAGGGGCAATAAAACCGTAACCACAGTTTCAGCGCGCACTTTCTTTGAGCTTTGCGAGTTATGGGCAAACGTGAAAGAAACTGAGATTACCGCGAATACTATGCGTAAAACGCGCTCACAGCTGGATACGTTGATCCACATTATTAACGGAGATACGCCTATAGCGACTATTCGCCATAGTGACATCCTTAACTACAGAAAGGAGCTGCTCAACGGGGAAACTCTTTACCTGGCAAACCCAAGAAGCAACAAGCAGGGACGCACAGTCCGTACGGTGAATAACTATATTTCGCTGCTCTGACTAAGGAGGTCATTTTGGAGTTGCCGAATGAAAACTACCTTCGGTTCTCACTGTGACTCGGCGTAGATGTCTTTTTCAGTCACGTCTG